ACGGAACAAGGTATTGGTTGACCTTACTGCGCAACCAGATGAAGTGAAGCAACAAATTGCAACCACTATTGCAGAAGGTAAAGTAAGCAGAAAGAGACCAATGGTAGGTGCGCAGTTTTTGAAGTTTTGTGGCAAGTATGATCTAAACAGATTAAGTGAACATAGCCAGCAGTATGCAGAGTTTTTAGGAGCAGGTAATCCAGAATGATTGATCAACTAATGGTTCAACAGCAAGTAGACAACGTGTGGCAACACATGGTTGGTGTTATATGTTTAAACTGTACAAATCGCAAACAGGTTAAACGTGTACTACCACAACTGTTTGCTAAATGGCCAACACATGATCGTTTGTTACAATCAACAGAGCAAGAACTAAAACAAGTAATTGCACCACTTGGTATGAAACACGTAAGAGCCAAAAGATTATATCGTATGAGTGAACAGTTCGAACACTGGAACGGTGAAGATGCCGCTGACTTATACGGTATTGGCAAGTACGGAAGTGATAGTTACAGACTATTTTATAAGAATGAAATACCAGAGGATGTAGGGGATCACGAACTTAAAAGGTATATCCAGGAAGAACTAACATCATGAACAACCTAGTAGCAAAAACTATAATTAAGAACAAATATTGGGTAGTAGAAAAGTCTGGCAATCAAGTTGCTACTATACAAGCAGTGGAAAACGGCGGCTTTGTTTATGTCTACAACAACCAAAGAGAAACATACGCTAGTGTAAAAAACATAAAGTCCAAGTACAACATACAGTTTGCTGGTGCGGAAAAAGTTGCCAAGGACAAAGAAAATTTGGTCTATGGATATCCAGCAACCAGTAGAGTCTACAACGAAGTATTTGATGTACAAAGACAAATGCCAATTTACAACAAAACACCAAAAAGTCGTAGTCAATACTGTGCAGGGTACTATTTGGTCAAAACCGGTAACAAGTGGTCAAAAGAGTTTTGTCCTAAAAACATTCTACTTAGTAGATATGAGTATTATGGTCCATTTAAAACAGAACAACAAATGCTAGAAAAGTTGAGGTTATTATGATCAAAAAATTTATACAAGGCTTTATCCTAGGCGTAGTTACAACAGGAGCAATCACAATTGGTGCTGAAATATTTGCACAGATAAACCAAGACGAACCTATTGCAGATGAAGAACTTAAGGTACTGCTACATAAGCCAGTGCAATGTTACCCTAGCGATATTGTCAATCAAGTAATGGAGTCTCGTGGGTTCACAGTGTTATGGCAAGGTAATAATCTTGTTGACGATTTCCCAGATAACACCATAGTGATACTTACAAGCAAAACCAATGCTTTTATGGCACTTGAAATGAATATAGAGGTTGCATGTATTATAGGCTACGGAGCTGGGTTTTGGTTTTTAGATCAGTATTATTCCAATAACGGAGATATAAGTTAATGCAGAAAATCAGTTTAGCAATCAAACAGTTTAACGACAAAGTAAAACTAATGAACCAGACTGGTAGTAAACAATTAGCACTAACAGCAGAAGAAGCACGTAACTTACACAGTGATATCTATGTGCTGTTAGCTAATCTTGCTGAGACACAGGAAACAACTGTGTCTGAGCCTGTAAATTCAATTAGTGTAGACGGAGGTGGTTTTTAATGATAATATACCCACTTTTTAGTCATAAATACTATATTCAAGGAAATAGAGATGTCCAGACCAAAGCCGACGGTCTTGTTAGAGCATGTTAACAAGACAAATTATAAAAGCGACCAAGTCCTTAGTAGTGACGGGATTTGGGCAGTCTTTTATGATAACCGTCCAATCAATCTAAAGACTCATAACATACTATTACATTACCCGGGACCCAAGTACAAAAAGGTAAGTTTTAGTAATAGCGGGCATGCGATTAACCTTTGCAAAAAACTCAATAGTCTGTTTAAAACAGATCAGTTCACAGTGGTATTCATGAAGCAAGGTGAACAAATCTTCCCTTAGTCAATTAGATTACGCAAAACTCTTCTTAGAAAAGGGTGGGGGCAAGTACTCCAACCTGGACCTATGGCTACGCAAATGGTTTTGGAACCACACAGATCAAAGTAAACTACGCCTCAGCAAAGATGGTTTCAAGTATGTCCGAGGAGTAGGATTTCCCATATTCAGAGTAAAACTCCCAGCAAAACTAAAAAATCGCACACTGATTCAGATGAGTCGATTGATAACCTGTTGTTATTACATAGAAAATCTACAAGCAATTTGGCTCACAGGCAAAGATGAAACTGTGATGCTGAAACTGCATGCTGACAATCTACAGCAGTACTTGGATAATCAGGACTTGACAAAAGACTAAAACTCCTCTAATATAGCACTTGTAAGTTAGTTGTGTATGGTACTCAACAATGGCTTACTGTACAACGCATCTTGCGCAATTTTACAAACAAGGAGAACAACTATGGCGCAACGCCTACGAAGAAAACTCACAGAAGTCGCAACAGAAGTAGAACAACAACTCAAAGCCTATTACAATGTCACTGATGAACAGTTAGCATCATGGCGACACAAGGCACAAAATAACCAATACACATTCCCGGTTAGCAAGATGGTGCCTATAGCAGACATCTGGATTGACTATGAAGTCCAGCGTGATGTTATACATGATCATATTAGAAAGATCATGAAGGATTGGGATCCACGCATTTGCAGTCCTGTTAGTGCATGTCGTTTAATAACTACCGAAGTTGAAGTTACAGTAGATGCATATGATGGTCAACACAGAACTGTGGCAGCCGCTATACTGGGTTTTGTTGAAATTCCTTGCGCAGTAGTGGAAACTGAAGATAAGAACTTTGCATCGTTTGCGTTTGAACAGTTAAACGATACAGGTGTTAAGCGGTTAGGACCTGCGGACCTGCATCGTAATGCCCTAGTACGTTATAAAAACGGTAGCAGAGAAATTAAAAATGTCAAAGCAAGAACAATGCAGGATCAATTTGATGCATTGGGTATCGACTTGGAGGATAAGAAAACTCGCGGTAATGTAAATTTACGTGGACCAAACGAGTACTTCTTTAGTCACTTCAAATACGCACAAAAGGGTATAGAAGCAGACGAGTCTGGTAAGGTGCTTAAGAATATACTTGGTGCTATACAGCAGGTATTCCAAATGCAGGAAGAAATTGATCAAGGTGTTTACATTGGTCTATATGAATTGCACAGACTCTCAAACACCAACGTGAGAGGTCGTTTACCGGAAGGGTGGATGGAGGATGTTCTTACACTGGTCAAGAAAACCTTTAAGTCAAGTAAGATTGTGCATGACAAAGCAAAAGTACAGCAACAACACATCTTCCCTGGTGCGGCCTGGGATGCTCCAAGAGTTATGAGCAACTTCCTACGTGAAGTTTATATACTCAACGGTGGCGAACTAAACTTGCCTTATCACGGAGAAGGTAGTAAGTTAGGTATCACTGATGGTAACCTAGCTGACGGACTAATACAGGAGGCCATATGAAAGTGCAAGGGAAACATAATATTTTAACCAAATTACATGCCCCAACTTGTGCGATGCCCGGATGCGATCGTAAAGTTGCTCAAAAACAGTCTCATCAGAAAGCAGACGGTAGCAGATCTTATAGATGGCAGATGCTTTGCTCACACCATAAAAAGAAAGGCAAGCCTGAAGTAGACAATTGGAAAGAAAATGCTCAGTGCCAGAATCGTGACGGACGTCACGGATTTGTATGTGGTTGGCAAGGTAAGTTAACTAGCGAACAATTAGATGTTAATCACCGTAACGGTGACCGGCACGATAATGATCCTTCCAATTTAGAAATTATATGTAAATGTTGTCATGCAAGAGTAACCCAACAAGAAGGACATGCTTCAAATACATATAAATATGAAAACAAAATGGCTTCTAAATTATTTGATGGGTTTACAGAATGAAACTACAAGAATCATTAAACAAGTTTATCCAGCCCAACTACGGCACAACACCACGTACTGAGGAGACCTATAAAACGGTTTCCCAGTACTGTACCGAAAACCTAACAAACCGAGTAGAACTGTATCATTCAGTTGAAAACGATCAACAACTGTTGCGTGAAATACGTAACGATATTGATTACTACTTACGTAGATACCACAAATATTGTATTCAACAACGTGA